CTAATCTTACACTACCTTGTGTAGATGATTCGTCTGTAAAGTTTAAAGGGTCAGTAAGTTTATCACTTGAAATAGAACCCGCTAACATAGCGTCTGTAATTCCTAATGCCTTAACTCTTAATGCGTCTGCGTTGACTTCAATAGAACTATCGTCAACTTCTACATTTAATTGATTACCTGTTTTTGATAAAGCGGCACCAGCATCAATTTGCCCAGCACCAGAAAACTGTTCAAAGTTAATTGCACTTGTTCCGATAGTTGTAGTAGTTTCTGTTTGAACATAACCATTACTACCGTTTGATGTTCCGTTTTCTACAAATAAGAAATCTCCTGAAGCAACTTCGGCAGTTGTATCAAAGTCTGTTGCTCTTGTAAATACAGTTGATGATGTTCTTATGTAAATACCGTTATGAGCTTGTGTGCTTTCATCTTTAATTAAAATTCTGTCACCATCAACAAGTGTATATCCGTCTAATGTAGAAATACCTGTAGATAGTGTTAATGTTGCACCAACACCTGAACTACCATTATCATAAGTTACTGTGTCACCACTTTCAGTTGCTAAGTTTTGTGTAGTAGCAGCCTTAACTGAAGCGTGTACGTGTAATCCTTCAGCAATAGCGTCAACATATGATTTAGGAACTAATGAGTCAGTATCAAATCCTGCTCTTTGATCATACCCACTTGGAACTTTTACAACACCTGTACCGTGAGGTGTTAAATTAATATCTGTATTAGAAGCAGTTGTTGTAATAGAAGAACCATTAATAGTTAAACTATCAACAACTAATGAAGTTAATCCTGCAATGTCAGTTGTAGTTGCACCTAAAGTTAGTGTAGATGAACCTAAAGTTAATTGACCACTTGTAGATAGTTTAGCGTTTGTTACACCACCATCTGTTAATTGTCCTGTGTCTATTGATAAAGCAGTTACAGAAAAAGTAATTTCATTATCTGTTACAGCAGTTGTAATAGATTGACCACCAGTAAACAATAAAGTTTCTGAAGTATTGTAATTGTCTGTAGCAGAACCATCTGATAAAGTAATAAATTGATTGACAGTTTCAAATGCTAATCCACCTGAACCATCTGTTTTTAAAAATTGACCAGCAGTTCCGTCTGTGCTTGGTAAAGTATAAGTCTGTGAACTTGCAAGTGAGTTAGGTGCTTTTAAACCTACAAATGAAGTACCGTTATTTGTACCTTCATTAAATCTGATTTCACCACCTGTAGTAGTGGCATTACCTATGTTTAATGTGTCAATCGCTAAGTTAGCGTCAACAATTAATGCTGAACTACCCGTTAGTGTTCCAGCTACGTGATCTAATTTATCTGAAAAATATTGACCGCCAATTACTGCGATTTCGTTTGCGTCACCGTTACCATCAACTCCACCGATACCGATGAACATTCTGTCACCGAAATTACCTTGTGTACCTGTTCCGTATGTATAAGCAAGTTCCCCAAGTTTGAGAGTTGAGGGTGCGGTAGTATTCGCACTTCTTTTTATCTGAATTACTGTTGCCATAACTTATTAAAAACTTCCGCCGTTAAATGTTAGTGTTCCAGTAGTAGTAGATATTTCGTTTCTTGTTACGAATTTACCATCACTGGCTCTGTATTGTAATAAAGCACCATCATTTAAATCAGTTGAGTCAACATCACCTAATAATTTTAAAGAAAGAGAACTGTTTTGTAACTGTTGTCCAGAAGGTAAAGTTACTGAAACTTGTTGTGGGCCACTTGATGTAGGGGCATTAATCTTTGCTGTAATTTCTGGCACTTAAAACCTCTCTCTTTGTACAATATTTATAATAGTTTTAACTACTAACTTGTAGTTACATTAGGTCTTACAGTAATTAAACCCTCAATAACTCTAGTTACATTTCCAGATGATGTCTGCGTAATTTCTACGTCATATACGTATCTTTCTGGTGCGTCTAAAGCCGTTGTTTGAGCAGGTGTAAGAGAAAGTGATACAATTCCTGAAGCAGGATCGCTAGAAATTGTACTTGTCATAGTGGTTCTTGTTCTTGTTGAAGAATAACCCTTTGCTAGTTTAGCCTCGGCAGTATATCCAGTCAAGTTAAATGCGTTTCCGTTTGCGTCTTTGACTGTAATATCTGAACTAAAACTTGCGCCTTGATCTACGATTAAGTTTGCTATTGCTGCCATCTATTCTGTTTCTGGTTGTACTTTCTCTTTTTTCATCATTTCTGATATACTTTTATTATAATAATCTGTAAGCACTTGTATTTTTTCCAACTCAATTTCGTGTCTGACTTTAGATTGTTCTATTTCTTGTCTAGCAACAATCGTATTTCTCAATTTTGTACTAAATTTAGTTTCGTCATACACCTTACCATCTATTGTTATTGCCATAATATTCTCCTTGTTTTATATATTTATAATGCAATTTTAGAGATTGATCCTTGATTTCTGACATATTTTTTATTACTTTCTGTCAATTTTGAATCATATTCTAAATAATTTGGATTATATTGTTTTGTTTTAATGTGATTTATTAATCCTCTTTTATCTAATCTTTCATACATTTCATTCCAATTACTTCGTATGGCGTACTTTAAAACTAGTCTAGGATTCTTGTCTGCTTTGACACTATGTATTTTTGATCCTACATCTACAAGACAGTTTTCATATTCAAATGATTTATTATCAATTGTAATAATAGGCAAGTTTGGCATTAGATTAAGATTTATACCTACAATTCTATCTTGGTCTATATGTTTAGGTAAAGTAGAATTAGGAAACTGATATGAAAATCTTGGTTTAGTATATAAGTCTTCTATACCTAAGTCTTTTGTAATAGGCATCACTAAATGCTCTATATTAAAAACTTTCCACCAATAATCTAATACTACTTCTCCTTCTTTATGATAACCGCCTGTATCATATCTATCAAAAAATATTTTCTTATAATGTTCTTTATCTATTTGATAATCTAAATGCAATATCATTTTTGTACTGATCCTTGTATAGAAGAAATATACTCTTTCAATTCTTCTCTTACTTGTTCATAGGTTCTATCAAATATACTTAATTTTAATAAATGTCTTTCTTCAGGCCAAGGGTCAACTTTATGTCTATGTGTTACATTTAATAAAGCACAATGATAAGTATAATCTCCCCAATCTTCAAAATGTACAGGTGCATTATTTTTAGTAATTAAAATATTTACACAACAAAGAGTATCTATATCTTTATGTGCTGGCACTTTATGATTAGCGTGCTGTTTATAAAATCTAGGACTTGCCTTAATCAATTCATTTACTTTAGATACAAATGGTACTTCGTGTTTAGGTAAATGATCTACTCTTGCTTGTTCCCAAAAAGGTGCGTGTTTAAAAAAACCTTGCTTTGCATAAGAAGAAGAAAATGGAATAAAAGTTTGACAATTCATATCATCTCTTAAACCATCTCTATCAATTAGATGTTCTAAATTAAGAAAAGTTACTGGACATAAGCCCGACATATAATTCTTTCTCCGTTAGCATTTTTAAATGGTGTTCTTCTATGTAGTAGTGTAAAGTTATTTGCAATTACTAATCTGTTTGTTTTCCATTCTACTTCTTCTATCTCATTTGACATAACAGCATTTTCTAATTCTTTATATACATCTTCATCTAATATTGCCATCTCATTCCATCTCGTAAAATAACCTTGTTCATCTTTACCTATAATATCTTTTTCACCTTTATATATTCTTCTTAAATATAATCTTTGATCTAACTTATTATCAAACTTATAAAATCTACCTTCGTCAATAGGTTTCTTAAAATTAAATTTACATTTAAGACCTTCATATTTTTTACCTAATTTGTCTGATATTCTAGTTGAAATGTATTGTGTACTAGGACAATTACTTGACGCCATCTTACAATATAATGCTTGATAGTTAGGTTGATTTTCAGTTTGTAAACCATCTTGGTGCCATAGTTGATTAGGTATATCTTCAGTTTCTTTAGATGTAATTTCAGGCAAGTCAATCATATCTTTGACTATGCCATACTTTGACATATATTGTTTTGCTAAAAATAAATTCTCTATGTTATCTACGATTTCAATATCTCGCATACTTCTTGTTTAACTCCATTAATATCTTTATGACCTAATCTTTTATATTGCCAACCCTCTGGTATATATTGAGAGGCATATTCAATTGTTAAATTCATAGTTTTTTCTGGTCGTTTATATAATTCAGTAGACCAAAATAATTTTGTATAACCTAATTTTTCTGCAACTTTTATTTGATATGGCGCTAGATACTTCCAAGGGTATCTTACTCTTTCACCTCTTACTTTATATTGTCTATATTCAGGTGTAATATAACATCTACTATTTACTCTAGCAGTATTGCCTTCAAACTTTTGTAATCCACTAAACCCTACTAATTGTCCGTCTTCATACAATAAACAAAAACAAATCATTTGATCTATCTTCAATTGTTTTAAAGTATAGTTTGCTTTTAATTTATCTGTACTTTTAGCAATATTATCTAACAACCATTGAGGTGGCGTACCTTCAATTATTTTAAACATCTTTCAATTATCCATCCTGAAATATCGTAATCACTTAATTTAATTTGTTTTGGATTTGCGTGGTGTACATTATGATGACCTTCGCCAGCAGATAGAAAATTTATAAAATAATTTGTAACTGCTTTGTTATCTTTATGTCCAAAAGCATTAAAGATACCATAACTAATAAAACCTAAAACTAATGGTGAAAGAACAAATATAAAAAATACTTTATAACTTATTAATAAAGTTATGATTGCTGTTGCAATATGTAATTTCAACCAATGTTTATGAAAAAACATAATTCTAGGATTTTTATATAAATCTCTTACGTAAGGTCTGTCAATCTTTTTTACTTGCCAATTATTAAAAAGAACATTCCAAAAACCTTTATGTTTAGGAGAGTGTGGATCTTTTTCTGTATCTGAAAATCTATGATGTATTCTATGAGCACCTATCCAACTTAATGGCGACCTAGAAAAAGCCAACATTGCTAGAAACAATGATATTGATTCAAATAGTTTAGATGTTTTAAATTGATTGTGTGCAAAGTGTCTATGCAAACCTATTGACAGACCAAACATTGCAATAATTTGATACCAAATAAAACCCAATAATAGCATAACAAAAGCAGTCATATTATTTTATTCTGCCTCTTCTTCTAAAGAGTAAGATATAGCATTACTTACACAATGACTCGTTCTAGCAGCAGCGCTATTTAAAATAATTTCTTCATCCATAAATTCATCAAAACTATAAACGGTATCAAATGTTATTTTGATCTCTTTATTTAAATTATTTTCACTTATAGTTTCTAAATTATAACTTTCAATTTTACCTGCTGTTTGATATTCGTCCATTTTAGCAATAGTTTCTGCTGTAGGAGTGAAAAACGCAACATCGGTATTAGGTCTTGTTTGTTTTATGTATCTTATATAACTCATATAGTTATTTATAACCCTAATAAATAGTGTCATAGCATTGATTTTTTAACAATAATATGATATAATAATGTATGATTAATATAGTATGTACGAGCAAACCTGGTGATGGTTTATTGAGATATAGTTATGAGCATAATTGTGCTCTAAATTCTCTAGGTATAAAAACACAATTAGTTATTATACCAAATCCAAAACACACTAAAGAAGAATATATTAAGTCAATCAAAGATCAATATAAGATATATGAAAATGTAGTCTTTGATATGACACCTAGTAGTGATGATGTTACATTAGTATTAGGTAGAAGTA